CCTTATTAATGTATTTAATTATTAATTTACTTATTACTTTCTTATAATATTTATATGCAATTTTTTAATATTTTAGAAATTCTATTTTTATTATAATCTATATATGAATAGTACATTTGACAATTTTAACACACATATTATACTTTATTTAGAGCCATTCTTGAACCCTTTACTTAAAACTTATCATAATATCATTTCTCTTAGTTCAACACCTAATGGACCATTAAAATCTTTTGTTACTAAGATTAATAGCAAACCTCTTTCTACTTTTCAAAATGATATTTTTACACCATGTATTAATGTTCTTTTACGATATCCTATTGCACAGTTGGAACAAACCAATTTTATTCAAAATTATAATTCATTTATGAATGATGATGATATACCTTCTATTTTTTCATATTTACAGCAAAATGGATACACTGTTGATACAAACCTTACTCAGTTATTATTACAAAACGATGCTGCTTTCTTTAATAATAATAAATCTAGCAAACGTCGTATGATTTGTATGATTACATATAATCCTTAATTTTATTACATATATTTATTATATAGTTATGAGCTCTTATTCAAAATCTCTTTTTACTAATGCTACCGTTCTTTCTGAATCTAGATCTCTTATTAATCCTATTGTTTTAACTTTCTCTGGTGCGGTTATTACCCTTACTGGCGCAAGTGGAAGCGAACTTACTTTCTTAACTGACACATATATACAAATTATTAGAATTATACAAGAAAACTATAGTAATAAAATTGCTAGTAAAAATTACGATAATGTACCTAGTGATTATACACAATTTGTTAATTTACTTAATCAACTTGATTCTATGAAAAGGGAAACCAGTAGTTCTGCTATTTTATTATTACTACAAGTTGCTGAAGATACATTAAAAGGAGCATATAACTCACTAGCGTTATTTGGAGACAATGTTTTACTTGAACTTCAAGTTTCTGAACTACAGCAACAAGTTCAAGATATCTTATCTGAGGCTAATGTTGAAACTGTACAGACTACTCCTGCTGATAATTCACTTACGGTTACGCAAAATTTTCAACTTGCTACGGTTTTTAACTATTATATTAAAATTTATGGGGCTCCTCCTAATGGCACAGGCTTTGACCCGGTTAAACTTTCTTTCCTTATTTATGTTCTTGAATTAAATGGTATAGATCCATACGCTTAATTTTATAGAAAATTGACTTTATTTATTGTTTATTAATATTTATTATTTACTAATATGCAACAACCTTATTGTAAAACTTGCCATAAAGCTGGCAAAAGCTTTAAAGAATATACTAGTCATTGGACTAGAGATAAACCTGGCCCTAATGGTAAAATTATTTGTCCTGTTATACTTAATACATTATGCTCTTATTGTAATACTTATGGACATTGGCGAAAATATTGTCCTGATTTAAACAAGAAATTTATTAATCAAGATAATAAACCTCTTCCGGCAAATACTAATACATGGGCTAATGTGTTGAAAAATAATAATATTAAACCTAATAATATTATTCAAAAACAATTTAAGACTATTTCATCTAACGAGGAAACGCAACCCGATACTCCAGATTATACACCTCCTTCTTCTCCTATTATACGTCCAGATAGTCCCGATTACCCACCTATTTATGTTGATTATTTCGCACAACCTAAAAATTAATATATTACTATTCTTATAATTTATATTATTACGAAAATATTACATAAATATATTTTTTTATTTTTTATATTAATATATGGATACTTTAGTTCAAGCTACTACTAATATCAAAAATCTTGGATATGAATTTAAAAATATTCTCGATATTGGCGCATATAAGGGGGATTGGACAAAAATTATGAAAACTGTTTTCCCTAATTCTTCATATACCCTTATTGAACCTAATAAACATGCTGAAATTATTGAACTCGAACAAAACGACCCTAATGTTTCTCTCTTTCATAATGCTCTTTCAGATAAGGTTGATACTGCTATTTGGTATTCACAAAATTCTACCGGGGATTCTATCTTTAAAGAAAGAACCGCTTGTTTTGATAACTGCAACACTAACTCTATACAAACTACCACTTTAGATATTCTTTTTTTGGATAAAATTAAGTTTGATTTTATTAAAATTGATACTCAAGGTGCTGAAATTAATATTTTAAAAGGTGGCAAACAACTTATACAAAATACTGATTTTATACTTATTGAATTACCTTTTATTGGACAATATAATGAAAATGTACCTGACTTTATTTCGCATATTCAATTTATGGATTCTATTGGATTTCATCCATATGATATTCTTGAACAACATGTTATTGCTAACGTTTTAATTCAAGTTGATATTTTATTTGTACGCAAAAATCATCCTATTTGTAATGTTATTTCTAAGCTTCCTATTATACATTCATCTATGTTTTCTTCTATGGAAAGAGAGCATGTTATCTCTTATGTTAAACTACAGAAACAAAAAAAACCGAATTTCAAAGTTATTGATATTGGAGGAACAGCTGAGTATACCTCATGGTCATATCCTATTATTGATTATATCGTTGATATTAACCCTCCTGTTAATAATGATAGCAATATACAATTCTTTCAAATGAATGTTAATTTCGAATCTCAATGGGATAAACTTTTTAAATTTGTAGAAGCCAATGGCAAATTTGATTTTTGTATCGCATCACATATTATTGAAGATATTTCGTTACCCGAAGTTCTTATTCAGAATATTGGCAAAATTGCCAAAGAAGGGTTTATTGGAGTTCCTAGTAAATATAATGAACTCGCAAAACATGGGGATAATAAGTATATTGGCTCTATACATCATAGATGGATTTATACTATCAAAAATTCTAAGCTTTTCACATACCCTAAAATCAATTTTATTGATACTGACGATAGACTTACCAAAATTGGATCTAACGCACCACACTTATGGGACTTTAGTTTCTTCTGGCAAAATTCTATCTCTGTTGATATTATTAACAATAATTATCTTGGACCTACTGTTGATTCTGTTATTGGTTATTATCAACAACTTTCTTATGATGACTCAGATGTTTTACGCAATTTGATACCTAACTATATTAAAAAACATCCGAATCTTGCTCAAATCTTAAACCCACATTTGTGTAATATTTATAAAATTATGAAATATCAACAAATATCAACTGATATACAAATGTTAGCTATTATTTTGCCCATTATTAACTATGATTCCTTTTTATTTTACATTAATCATATGAATTCTATTGGATTTATACCATACGATATTCTTAAAATACATAAATATGCTGCTTTTAATTTTCAACTTGATATTATTTTTATTAGAAAAGAACATTCTCTTGTAAAACTTATTAATGATTCTATTACGAATTGGTTTGTACAAAACACTACGTAATCTCTTTTGATTCTTTTATTTTTAGTATTAAGTTTATTTCTTTTAATATTTCAAAACCTTCTGTTATTAATTCATCTATTTCTTCTTCATTTTCTTTATTTTTCTTAAATTTATTACGTATCGCGTTCATTAAATATACGCCTTCTTCATTACGATTTACTATGCGATTTATCTTTCGATTACTTATATATGATTGAGGTATATACTTTTTATTCCATAATCCATATGTGTAACCTAACTTATTACATACTTTTAAACTATTTTTATAAAGAGCTAATACTATCTTTTTATTGTTCATTTTTACTTTATATTATTATTAATTAATATAAATTCAATTTTATTAATATTATATATATAAGTTTTTTATGCGACCTAACTTTATTTATATGAAAAGCACTGCTGATATTATCTCACCAAAACTTACTGTATCTAATATAAATAAACCTTCTACTTTTTATTATACTCACAATAAAGAACCTTCTTATACCAATTATTATAGTATTTCATCTATCTCTTCTATACATTCACAAGTTATTAACGCTTATAAACCTATTACTAAACGATGGAACAAAATTTATACTCGTTAATAAAATATACTTTTCAAAATATATAAATAACTTACTTCATTTATATATATGCCTTTTATTGATAATAAACTTACATGTCAGGTTTGTGGAAAAATTTATAAAAAACGTGCTCCGTATTTAAAGCATATTCGCGCCTGTTATGAAAAAGCTGCTAAAAATAATAAACTTCAAGATATTGTTAAAAATATTAGTAAAGAAAAAGAAAAACAAAGGCTTAAAGAACTCGAAGAGGAAGAGGCTGAAGCTAAAGAAAAATTACGAATGAAACACTCTCACGATATTCCTTCACAACAACCTTTAGATAAAGATAATGATAATCATGATTCTGATGAACAATTACAAAATGAATTTGTTTCTAATGAACCTGACAATACACAACATTTTTCTTCTGGAGAAACTATTACTGTTAATACTGTTGTTATTGAAACTTTATTAAAAACTGTTTTAACACAAGTTATTGCTCATCATAATAAACAAACTCAAAATATTATTGAACAAAATGCGTCTCTTATTCAAGAAAATAAAATGTTAATTAATATGCTTAGATCATTTGTTTTGGCAAACCAATCTAATTCTTTAGTTAGCCAACATATTCAAAATATTCAAAATTCCGATAAGAATTCCGACAATAACAATGATGACAATACAGATTCTTCCTAATTTAGTTATATTATATTCTTCTATGTTATATAATATGAATAACAATATACAACAAGATTTACATGATTTTAATATGCTTTTTCACACTACGCTTAGAAATATTGGATTATACACTACATTATCTTATGCTTCATTAGCTTACTCTAGAGTTTATAGAACTAGCACTCCTCTTTATGATATTTTACTTATTATTGTTAGCATTACATTTATTATTATTGCCGCTTCTCTTAATTTATTTTTATACTATGATACCAGCATTTTCTTTCACAAATTACAGTCACCTACTCATCTTTTTAATATTTCTTATGCCATTTTTGGTATTCATACCATTCTTTTTATGCTCGCATTAATTACACTATTACGTTCCATTTTTTAATTTATTTGTATTATGTAATATAAATAAATTATGAATATGTTATGCGAACTTATGGAAGATATTACACATCGATTTTGGCAAAATAAATATATTATGTACAAAAAAGCTTTATATACTCCTACTCAATTACTACAATCTGATATGACTATTACTGATTTATATTATTTATCATCTTTCTCTAATGACCTTTTTACTGAATTTGATATTGAAGTTATTAATACTTTTTTTCATTTCGATTCTAATTTCGTTTTTGGGGTTTTTTCGGATTTTATAAACGATAGAATACTTTTTTTTAATGAACCTAATTTTCCAGATATTCATTTTCATAATGGGATTAGAATTTTTGATAATACCACCTTTTTATTTCCACATGAAAATCATTTCTTCTTTCAAATTCCTTTTTTAAAATCACATGATATTATCGCACTTAAAACTCAATTCTATTCATTTATTAATTTTTTATCTAATACACTTTTTCACAAACAGGAAATTTCGTTTATTAATCAAGACGTTGATAAAATTTTAAAATTTAAACATCTACTTTCTTTACCTAATACTATTAAAACCAGATATAATGATAAAGTTATTATTTTTAAAACTAGATACTTACTCGCTAAACATACTCCTTTTTCTATTGGTCGTTATATACCTATTAGAGACGTGATTATTTCTTATTTAATTATTAATACTCATTATTCTAGATTTTAAATAATTTACGCGCAAAAAGTTAAAAAAGAAATGG